TTACACGGACGCAAAAAAGCCCCGACTATGCGGGGCTTCTCGTTGAATCCAGGGAGGTCAGAATCGAGACTTGATCTTCTTAGTTGGGACGGCGTGGGCAACGTAATACATCCACGTTAGCTCGTCTTCCCGATAGGTGAAGATGGTCGGATCATTCCACGATCCGAGCCGGACATGCTCATCGCGTCTAGACAGTAATCGTTTCAGCATCGTCTCGCCCGTGTTCAGGCGGACCAGTACCTCGTTTTCGATGTCAATCGGCGTGCTGGGCTCAACTAGCACGTACTCCCCCGGCATAAACCTCGGAAACATTGAATCGCCAACTACCGGGCAAATGAAAGCATGCGGATCGCTCGTCGCAACTTCCGCAAATTGGTCTGTTGCACCCACCGGAAAATCTCCGTCCGTCCAAATTCTTTCAGGTAAGCCGCCCTGTGCGCGGCCCACCACATAGACGCGGCGGAAATTCCTCGAGTCGCCTACATGGTGGAGCAATGGTACGGCAGCGTTCGGCGGAGTGGGAAACTTTTCTGCACCTACCGAATACCCGGTAGTTTTGTCCTTATGGTCACGGCCTGATGCGCTAATAAGAGATGAGTCGGCCGTTGTTTTTGCCCCCTCGCTTTCCGCGGAGTGTGCTCCAAGGCGGCCAATCTCTGCCGCCAGGGTTGGACTGATGGCTTCATAAGTGCACCCGATCAGCTTTGCAAATTGGGACAAGGCGTGAATGTTGAGGGGTATCTTGCCAAGAAGATATTGGCTTACCGCACTCTGTCGCCCCACCTCAAGAAGGCCCGCAGCCACTTCCTGAGAAAACGGCTCGCCCCTCTCCCGGCGCCGATCCTGCCAGCCCTTGAATAGGGTCTGTAGGCGTTTGGCGTCCTCTTTCTGTTCTGTAGTTAGTGGTTTTGCTGGCATGGCTCGGAAGATATAAGTGCGCCTCATTTCATGCAACCAGTCAGACTGTTGACACGCTCAAGAAGTCCGACTTATAATGTGTTGCATGAACGCTATCCACCAACTCCGTAAGCAACTCAAGCTGTCTCAGAACGATCTTGCGTCTGAGATCGGCGTGACGCAATCCGCTGTTTCCCAGTTCGAGGCGGGGGTCAACATCCCGTCTCCCGAAACGGCGCGAAAGCTGATCGAGTTTGCCAAGAAGCGCGGCATCAAGCTCTCCTTCGAGCTGGTGTATGCGAAGGATCTTAACGGAGACGAGATCGAGCGCATCGCTGCTATGGACGACGCCCAGAACAATCCGGGCGGCAGGGTTCGAAAGAACAGGAAAAATTGAGTAGTCAAAAAAGGTCATGAGTTTTTCGTAGGCACCCTATGTGGTGCCTACATTTAGCGCCGGATTCCAGTCGTAATTCCAGTCGGAATCCAGTTGTATTTACCTATCGGGGACCAACCAATGCAGACGCAACAAACGCCGAACAGGGCCGCTGCACACGCCTTAGAGGCCGATCCGCGCGGATTTACTCCTTCGTCCGCGCGCTTTCTTCCGAAGGAGGCAATCGCCGCCTGCGCATCTTTCCGTGATGCCGTTTGCCTCGCGTGGGAACACCGGGCACTTCGCGGCATGACGCAAAGAACGCTGGCAGAAAAGCTCGAGATCAAGGGCTCGCACATGTCGAACATGCTCAACCGTGAACCGGTCGACCGACATGGCAAGCCCCGCCAGGATTTGCCAGCTCGGTACATCGCAGAGTTTGAAAGAGAAGTTGGGAACCGTGCTTTGTCTCAGTGGTTAGCGCGGATGGCGATGTTGACGCTCATGGAAGAAGTAATCACATCACAGAGGGGCCTATGACATGACGGAAGGCGAGGCGCTCCAGATTAGCCGAAAGGCTGTACAGGACGCCCGGAAGCGGGTGGGGGATGAAAAAAACGCGTTGGAACGGGAGTTGGAAGCAAAGGCGGGGACCGATCCGGAATTGATGACGGCTTTCGCGTTGGCAGGCCATCTAATTCTCCGGTCACAGCAGGACCAGAAACACTGAAGTAAGCGCCGGTCGGACCGGCCGGCGCCCTAACCCAGATAAGCAGTACTAACGCTACGGAGAACGGCATGAGCATCGTGACAAACCCCAAGCGCCTCGCCCTGGTTGTGATCGACACGGCCCGCCAGCGCTATACGCGATACCTCGGCGCACAGCGGGATCACAGCATCGAAGGCGACTGGCTGACGGAACGCGAAGTCGAGCACTTCCGCATCAACCCGCTCGACTTCATCTGTACGCATTGCGAGACGGAAGTCGCATGAAAGTCTCGCGCTTTATTGCTTGCGTAGTTGCGCTGGCAGTCTGCCTGGTGGCGCTCGGCATTTATCTGATTGCAAACTGGCGGTAACGGAAGGCTTGGAACAGTGAATCACTACCCGCACCACATCGGAGATTTCCGCTCGGGCACGGTCAATATGACGCGCGTCGAGCGTTGGATCTATCGTGACCTGCTCGACGTCTATTACGACAAGGAGCAGCCGCTCCCGCTCGATCTGGAGGTGGTGTGTCGTGAAGTTGGCGTGCGATCCGATGAAGAGCGAGGGATTGTGGCCGACATTTTGAAGTACAAGTTCGTGCGTACGGACACCGGATATGAGCATGAGCGATGCGAAAGCGTCATCGCGGATTACCGCCTCAAGGCTGACATTGCCAAGGAAAACGGGAAGCTTGGTGGTCGTCCCAAGAAAGCAAATGGAAACCAAGAAAAACCCAAGGGGTTATTTGTCGGTTCCGATCCGGTTAGCAGTGCTAACCCATCGGAAACCGGATCAGAAGCTAACCAAGAACCAATAACCAATAACCAAACAACTACAAAACCTAAAAACACACGCGCTTCGCGCTTCGATGCGCATGCGCATCTCGTATCTCTCGGAGTCGATCCGAAAGTTGCAAGGGATTGGCTGAGGCTACGCAAGGAAAAGCGCCTCGCTCCTACGGAAACCGCTTTTGAGGGAGTAATGGAGGAAGCGAAGAAAGCAGGCATATCGATGAACGATGCTCTGCTGACATGCTGCAAACGGGGTTGGGGTGGATTCGAGGCGAAGTGGTTGAGCGCCAAGCCTTTGAGTCTGGTTCCAACATCGAAACAAGGCCGCCATAGCGGCTTCGATCAAATCGACTACCGGGATGGGGTGAGCGATGACGGCAGTTTTTGAGGCAACAAAGCATACGAAATCCGCCATGTGCGAACAGCACGGCGCCTATGAGTCTGTCGGCACGGACATGCCAATCCTGCGGAACAAGGTCTTCTGGTCCGGCTGCCCGACCTGCGCGGAGCAACACCGCATCGCCGAAGAAAAGCGCCGGGTCGAAGAAGCGGAGGCCGATCGCCAGCGACGCATGGAGCAACGCCTGAGCATGTCGGGCATCCCGCAACGCTTCCGTGATCGCACGTTCGAAAACTTCGTTGCGGACACCGAGCCGAAGCGGCAGGCCCTCTCGGTGGCGATTGAGTTCGCAACCGAATTCGCGACACACGCCGAGCGCGGGACGACGGTGATTTTCTCCGGCAAGCCCGGCACCGGGAAAAGCCATCTGGCTTTGGCCGCAGCGATGGTCGTCATGAAGTCAAGCACGGCGCTTTACATCAACGCGCTGGACCTTATCCGCATGGTACGGGACACGTGGCGCCGTGATTCGGAACTGTCCGAAGTTGCTGTGCTGAATGACCTGACCTCTGTCGGGCTTCTGGTGATCGACGAGATAGGCGTCCAGTACGGCACCGATGGTGAGCAGGTGATCCTGTTCGACGTGCTGAACCGCCGCTACCGCGACCTGATGCCGACGTTCCTGCTGACGAATCTTGGCAAAGCCGGAATGAAGGAATTTCTGGGCGAACGGAGCTTCGACCGTCTGCGCGAAGGCGGAATCTGGGTGGCGTTCGACTGGGATTCGTTTAGAGGCGCGAGGAAAGCAGCATGAGCCGCCAACTGAAGCCCCGCATAGCAGATTTCCTCGCTGATCAACCGCACGGCGCGACAGTCTGGCAGATCGCAGAAGCCCTCGGATCAAGCAATGACACCACCGTCCAGGCATTGCGCCGGATGGCAGAGCGCGGAGAAGCGGTAATGGTCATGGATTCCGCCCTGCTCCCGCATACCGTGTGGACGATGCCGCCCCACTCGACGCCGAAGATCTTCCGGGCCATGGAAACGCTTCAGGCAATGCAAAGCGCTGCGAGGCGGGCATGACGCCTGATCCGATGCTA